GCGTATGTTTAATTGGAATGCGAAATCGGATGGGGTTAAACGGCCGAGATAGTATTCTACTTTTAAATCGTTACGTCCGTATCTTTCCCATGTACGGCCATTATTGTTACTGAAGAATGCATCTCCCTGCATGTATTTACTATTGACACAGTTACGGCCCCATCCTCCAACTCTTGGACAATGACTCCAATTTGAGAGAGGGGACATGAATATTAATGCATATGATTCTCCTTCTTCTAATCTTGGAGGTTGTGGGAATGCAATTGATACAAATCCTGGTTCAATTTTTGATGGGTCAAAAGTAGTTTCCGCTATAGGAGTATAAGGGTTACCATCAGGCCATGATATATTTTCATTACCTCCAGCTGGAGTATTAGTTTTAGTACGGTTATCCCAGTTCATTTTTGGTACGGTAACTGTTTTGGTTTTCCATAATTGGACTGTTAAAGCACTTCCCCAACTTCCCCAAACAGTACCGTTATTTGCTAAGTGAATGCTAACTGCTTCAAGGGTTCCGCCTTTCCCCTCTGGTACGGTGAATGTTTGTGCTCTGCAGACTGATGGAATCTCTGATAGTTTAGGGTCTTTAATCCAATTAGGCCTAACCTGGTAAGTTTCATTTTTATCATAACCAACATACCAGTGAGTGTTAATCTGATTGTTTACTGTCCAATTCTTAACTGTCTGGTCCAATTCTCCAGGAGTATTCGGTAGGACTGCCTGGTCAACAATAGTTCCAGTATCAGTATCAACATAATGTGCAATAACTGCACTTGACTTATCCCTGTCAATTAAACTATCATCATTAAAGTCAATGGTAACTGATTTATTAGTATCAGTATCAAAGATTATTGTATTATCTGTTGTTTCCATGAAACCATAACTGACTTTAGGGTCAATTGGTATTGGATTGAATCTTTTACGTACTGCTGGAGGACTTAAATATCCTAATTCTTCCAATTGTTGTTTCAGGTATTCATCGTTTTGGCAGATTTGCCTGAATAATTCCACAGTAGGATACATTTGTTCACTGAAACTTTGTATCCTGTTTAAATTCCTATATTTAGGTTCACAATTAACCATCTATATACACCTTACCATTTATTATTTTGTTTCTATGATAATATTCTCAAGATTAGGGTTACTATTACGTGTAGTATGAATATACAAGTTTTTAGTACTGAGACTATAATAATAAGAACCGATAACAGATTCCACTTCATCAATACTACTTACACTTCTAAGACCACAATTTGTATCTTTCTCAGTTACACCAACAACAAGACTTGGCTCTGCAATCCAATAAGTGTAATCCTTATCAACTACCTTATTGAAGTCTTTACGGATACTTCCTGTTGTTAATTCGAAAGTATACTCTACATCAACAGTACCAATACTATCCTCCAGGAATGTACTGGTCATTTTCTCATAAATATCATGACTGATTAATATATCATCATTCGCTACACCTATTTCACATGTGCCTAATACTTCACCTGCTTCAAAGGTAGCTTTTAGAATGATTTTCTTATTTGTTAGATCAACACCTGATTCAACTTGTTTTTTCACAGTTAAATTTCCAAGGTTTACATCAGATTTTTTAGGCCTGCTATTACTGGAACCTAACACAATATATTGTATTGGGTCAAAATGTTGATTAACAGCACGATTCATAAAAAAAGATTCACCTAATAGGGTTATAATATTATTCCCAGTTAGGAGTATCTTATCTTTCTGTTTAAACACATAACTTCCATGTATTTTCATAATAAATTCACATCCTTACCATTCACTTTTAAACAAGTATGGATTTCCAGGTCATTTTTTTCACTAAATTCAGTAGTTGATAAATTAACATGAATCCTTGAGGATAAAGGCATTAATTTCTGTAATCTTTTCTGCAAACTGTCACTGGATTCCGTTTGAATATTACTGGGAATCTGTGAGGGGTTGAAACTGATTTCATAATTATTAGGTGTCCAATCAGGTTCATGATGGATTATTTTACAATTCGTATTCCTTGGCATAATATATTACATCCTTATTCTATTTTTTTCTGTTTGAGTAAACATTCTCTTTGTACAAGGTAGCAGCATTTTTCAAGGTCATGATTACATGTTCTACGATAGCAGCAGCCATCACAGAATTCTTCTTTTTTCATTGGGAACAACTCCTAAAAAAATTTTGTAGATTAAATTTATAAGTATGAATATTACTTTGGAAATGGTGTTGGTGATTTATATATAAAAGCGGAGTGCGGGTTATTCACAAAAACATACAGTATCAGGGATGTTCATTACTTTAATGATTGTACATCTAATAGTGTTGAAGATTACTTTAGTGTCCCATCTGGTGTTTCCGGTCGAAGCATTTATGGGTTTAACTCTGATGGGTGGAAATTCGGTAATGCAAGTAGTTACCAAAGGATTATAGGTAAAGAGAAATTAAATGGTTGGTTCGCATTAGAATTTACAGTTACAGAAATTAACGGACAAGGTTTAATCCAGTTTATCTATTCCAATGGTAGCACACCGAATGCAGGAGTAAATAATGCAACATCAAGTCACAAAATTCAAGTCTGTTCAACAGTCACAGATAGAACTGTTAATGTTGGCGACCATTTCCGTATTGAATGGAGAAACGGAACAGGAACATTATATATCAATGATGTACTAATCGGTAGTGGAACACACTCTGTATCCCTACCAACACAAGTAGAGTTCCATACTGGGTCAAACCGTTACATTCGTATCAAAGATTTAATCATTGAAACATTATAATCGTTTGATTTTGATATTATCCACATATTGGACTCTTCCACTATTAGTGTAATGTCCGACTTGGAATGTACCAGTTAAAGTGTGTGAAGTTGATTTTATAAGTGTATTATCAACATATATGCTTGTTGTTCCATCTTCACGAACAATCTTGACTTTCATTCCACCAGTAAAACCGATTGAAGTGTTACTAAATGATGAGCCACCCATTCCACCTTCCCATTTGGAAGTTGAATTAGAGTAAGCGAACCATACTCCATTAGCCGTTGAACCAGTCTTTACAACAAGTCCAATGTTTTGATTTGTTCCACCAGTAACTGTTTCGACTTCATAACTGAAATTATCAGAATTGGTGAGTGATAATGGATAAAATACTGTTTTCTCTCCACTTGTGCTTGTTGTTATCCGTAATGTACCATTTTCACTTGTTACTGATACGGTTGATGGATAAACTAATCCAGTTAATTTTGTTCCATCATTGTAGTAATCAATATCGTAGAGTTCGTATGTTTTTGTGAAATTAATACAGTAGATCAAGTAACCTACATTACTTTGGAAAAGGTACGGGTGATTTATATATTCAGGGTTTTTCCAGTGATCGTATAATTTCTTCAGAAATATTCGTAATTGAAGATTGTTCTGATGTGGATCCATTGACATCTGATAATGGTAAGTTCAGTTTAACTGGTAGTGCAAATGTCAGTTATTCTAGCAATGGTTTATCAATGAAAGGAACTTCCAGTAGTACTGCATTGTATATGTACAATGGAACAATCCCAACGGATTATATACTTGAATATGATGTTGTTTCATTCACTATCGGAGCATGGGATAGCAGTGGAGAGATTCTTACAAGCCATATTGGTCTGTCTGAAACAAAACAGAGTAATGTTGTTAAGACAAGATTTATGACATTTTCTAATGATTACTCTTCTTATAGTGGATATAATGACTTAACAAGAGTAACTCCACCATATCATTTAAAAATAGTGGTTGAAAATGGTACTGCTACTTATTATTGTGATAATGTGGAAATTCATTCAAGAAGTACTGGCAGTACAGATATTGGATTTAAAGCAATGAATAACCGTGCAGTAGCAGTTAAAAACATGAAATTGAAACCGTTATAATGGTTTGATTTTAATGTTTTTGATGTGCATTGTACAAGGGTTATTAGTCAATCCGATGACATAATACTTCTTGTTTAATGATTTACTGATTGTTTGATTGTATAATAAGGTATCGCCATCATAGACTTTACCAGTTACACTATTACCGTTCACTATAACTACATATCTGTAATATTTTGAATTTTGTTTACTGACATTTCGACTTGCAGTTGCACCATAACTACCATTACTAATTGTTAAGAATTGAGTTCTGTTCAATTCGACTGTCATTAAAGCAGTATTATACAGATTATCAGCTCTATCCATAATACCAATAGGGTCATTTCCGTATGTTGCGGGTTCAAGTAGTTTAATCTCTGCTTCAAATGAAACATTGTCATAATCTTCATCAATGACAAGGAACTGATTATCAGTCGATGTTGCTAAAATGTAATGGTCTGTATCATGAGTAATGGATAAATTACTGGTTTTAAGGTAATTACTGGACTTATCACTTGTTGCACCATCAAACCTTTTACAATCTTGTATTGCGTATGTTTCTGAAGAAAATATGCTCTGGAGGTTATTTTCCGAAATATGCAGTATTCGTGATGTCTGGAAGTGTGATGATGCAAGTGTGGATAACACTTCAAAATATGATAAATCCCATACTGGTTATTCTTTTGCATTTGATACAGACCATTATCTCTTAACTGGTGCTTCATCGATTGGAAGATTTGTTATTATTCCTAATTCGGTTGGAAATCAAGTTAAGATTACTTGTATGATGAAAAATGGCGCATCATCAAACACAAACAATGTGCAACCCGCAATAGGGTTCAGAAATACAACTACTGGGGATATAGTTCATTCAAGGTTCACTTCAAACAATAACGAGCATATAATGGCAATTACTAATGGAACAAGTTATAATGGTTTCAGCAGTAATGTAACACAAGCCTACTATACTTATTCAAGAGCAACTTGGTATATCTGTGAATTAATATTAGATGGCACAAGCATAACATTCAATATGTATAATGAAAGCAATACATTACTTAAATCTATTAGTGGAACAACATCAACACTTGGGAGCGTTAATGAAGTATTAATTGGAGGAGTTATTTCAAGTGGTAATATCCAATTTAAAGATTTGATAATTGAACCATTATAATTCTTTAATTTTTAAATTTGAAATTGTAGAATTTGGGGATATTTTCACATTTTGATAACTTCTACTACTTATCTGTGAATTGTTTACCGTTTTTGTTGTTCCATTTGCAGTTACTGTATGCACATTATTAACTAATGTATACACTACATGAGTTGTTTGATTAACTGGGAACACTCCACTTGTATATTGAGTAACACGATAACTACCATTGACTTTGACAAATATCCCCAAAGCATTATCTGTTCCAGTACACCCAAATAAGAACAGATTACTGCTACTTGCTCCAATTTCCACCCAACATCCATCAGATTGAACCTTATACAAATCAAATTCAACTTGAATATTAGCTGAAGATATATGCAATCCTAAATTCCCCGATGTTGCGGTAATTGTTGCATCCGAAGAATAGAATATGTCTTCAATAGCGTATATTTCGGAAAATATTATGCGGTTCACATTTGCTCGAATATTTAAATCACCCGTACCTTTTCCAAAGTAAGATACAGTAGCCACACCAGAACTATTAGTATCTGCTGTTAAAGTTTCAACCAATGAATCATCACTAGATTTCCTGACTTCAAAAGTGACAGTTTCCCCTGCAATTGCTACAGGGGTTGTTCCTGACATTAATTGAGCTGTAAGTGTTGCAGATTCCTCATCATATGCTGAGAGAATATCCTTGTCGGAGGTCAATTCTATTGCATCAAAGCTTGGAGCGTCTGAGACAGTTACAGTTACATTACCACTAGTTACTCCAGTATATGTGGTTGTTGCATCAAAGACCACATGATAAGTGAATGTGCCTTCAGCAGTTGAAGTTATTGTCTTGCTGAATGTACCATCATTAGCAGTTATTAAAGTGTCAATTACAGATTGGCCTTGATATAATTTTACAGAGGCATTCGCTACACCTGTTCCATTATAGAGTAATGCTCCTGATAATATATAGGAATCTCCTGTACTGACACTTGATTTACTTGTAAGTAAGCTGATTGTTGGAGTTCTTTTAGTGATTGTAACATTCACATTACTTGATGTTGCTGATTCATAAGTTGCATTCCCATTATAAACTGCATGGAATGATTTTGATTCAACAGTTTCCGCAGTTATGGTTTTACTGAAAGTACCATTGGAAAGTGTTGTTACTGTATCCAGTAATGTTTCACCATCGTAGATTTCAATACTTGCGGAACCAATATTGGTGCTAGCTTGTTTTAAGGTACCTGTTAATGTGATTGTTTCACCAAGTACATAACTTGCCTTATTAGATGAGAATGTAATTGTAACTGGTTTTTTGTTAACAGTTATGTTCACATTGGCCATACTGCTGCGGTAATCTTCGTCTCCGTCGAATACTGCTCTGATGGTTACATTGCCACTTGTTTCTACGGTTACATTTTTGCTGAATGTTCCGTTGTTTAGTGTTGTCACTGTATATACCAATTCATTATTAACATAAATTTTTATACTTTTACCTGATAATGTGGTTTCTTCATCGTCAGTTAATAATCCAGTTATCTGTACTGTTTCACCAATAGTGTAAACGGATTTATCAGTGTTTAATGTGAGATATGTGATTGTTTTGTTTGCTCCTTCACTTATCACTACGTATAATGGATTATTGTTTTTATTGTTGTTGATCCAGTTATGGTTTGTTATGATTTCACTACTGGTATCATGAGTTAATGTTAAATCCTGTAAGTTTAATCTTTGATTCTGTGCGATTTTAAAGAATTTGTAATTTGTAGTATTTTCAATTATAGCATTACCACATCCAAGTACTGTAGAAGGGGTATTGACAGATAACGGATTGGTAATAGTATATGTTCCGCTTGTCAGGACTATGAGGTTTTGTTCACCGTTCACCATTGTTAGTGCTTTTTGTATTGTTCTGAATGGTGTGTTGATTGTTGTTCCATCGTTGGTGTCATCTCCTGTTGATGGGTTTACATACCAATCTGCACTGTTACATCCTCTAACTGTAACGGTTACTTCTTCGGTTGCGAAAATGTCATATCCGTCATATGCTTCGAATCTGAAGATGTTTGGTTCATCATCACTGATTAAATCACTTGATACTGTATAGGTACTGTCTGTGTAATCGGTGATTAATGGTGTTTCTGCATCGTTTAAGTACACTGTTACATTATAATCCCCAGTTAGTTTTTCAGCTAACATATTCAAGTATTGGAAATTGAATATTACTGATTGGTTTTTTACTGGTAGTAATGTATTAGCTGATACGAAGAAGAATCTTCCCAGGTCGGGTGTTAAGTTACATAATTTGTCTTTATGTTCCCATGGCATAGGTGTCCAGTCACCGACAAGGCCTGTTTCTTCATCATATGGATGCATTGTTTCATCAAACATCTTGAGCAGGTATTCTTCCCTGTTTATCATATCGCTGAAGATGCCGTATATTTTCCATATTTCAAGTACTGGTAAAGGAGTGTTATGTAAGCGTAGGTTATAATTAATTATACGGTTCATATAATGATAATCATCTTCGGTTAGGCGATTGTTGTAGGGTGGTTCGGTGTTTGCATAATCATCGGTAGTGATGTATGTTTTCCTGGGTATGTCAGTTAATGCTCCGATTTCATCCAAGCTTATATCATGATCATAAATGTCCCCTAATGGTTCATCATTTTCTGGGAATCCTTTCTCTATAATGTATTCGGTATATGTTTCAGCAATTATCTTGAAAGTGTCTTCTGGTATGATTGGAGTATCTTCATTTTCCAGTTCAGTATCTTCAACAGTTTCATTGGATATCCCCTTTTCTTCAGTACTATCATAAGAATAAATGAAGGAACTTACATTATCTTCTTCAAGATATTCTTCCATGTAGATAAGGTTATCATTTTTATAGCATTTCACACTTTTCAAGTAGGGGTAATTCACCAGGAAATTAATAGTGTAATCATAAGGTACAGTTTGCTCTTTCCAAATCAAACATTTCTTATCCAAACTAAGACTATCCTTAACAGTCAACAATGATTGGTAAACCTTTAAAAGTTGATTATTAGTAACACTTTGACTTTTGAAGAAATTACTAGTCTCTGATTTATCAAAGAAATATGGGAACATATCCATTAATTCAGTAATGCGTTTCTTCATATTATATCATCTCAATTGTAATAGTGTTACTTGCACCAATCTCCTCATCAAGAATCTGTATATAATCCTCAGGATAATTGAAATTAATATTTTTCAATTCAGGAATCTCATCATCCAAAAACACCGCCAATTTATGGGGTATGAAATCTTCACCTAATAATAATCCTGGATAATAAGTATTATCATTAGTGTATCCTCCATCAATGAATGTTTTAATGGCAGTGATTATTCTTGCTTTAATATCATCTTTTTCAACATCACTGTAAGGGTTTAACTGATCTATATCAACATTAACGGTAGCATAAATATCAATTAATTTACGTACTGGAGCAAACATAGTAATATCTTCTTTGCATTGACTAATACTATTCTGCAAATCCTGATAAGCAGTGTTTAACTGGTAAGGTGTTCCAGGGTCAAGGATTACTTTAACTGTTCCAGTACCATTCCAACAAGGAACGATTTTATAACTGTCCACACCATCGAAATTAGCAAGATATTCCTCATATGCTTCAGTTGAACCTTTCAAGTTAACTAATTTCCAGTTCATTAACAAGTAACGGTATTCATCATCAGTATATGCCTCTGTACCCCCATTACTTGGGTCAGGATTAATACATTCAAGGCCATATTCAATTTCACTATCAATATTCACTAATGATTCTGCAATGACCTTACTTGCCACTCCAGGTTCAAGTGCAATACAGGAAACACTAGTGCTTTCACTTCCAGCTGCAATGAAAATATTCTCCAGGGTCCTATATTCCACACCTCCATTAGTGGAGATGATCACTCCAGATTCAATGTTAACATCCTCCTCTAAAATTTCAGTTAATGAGAAGTTAACATTTGCATAAGCATATGTTGCACTTGGCCTTGGAATACCTACGATTTGACCAATGTCATCCAGGTCTGTTCCTTCAGCATATTCCACCTTAGCAGATTCATATACTGGGGTTATGCCTTCACTGTAAATCTTGGCAATCATTTGACTTATTACTGATTTGTCCATGACATAATAATTACTAATGTCTTGTTTATTTGCGATGAAATCTTCAAAATCTTCAGCATGACTTATCAGGCCACTTTCAAGACTGTCCTGTAATGCTTCCTCGAAGATTTCCTCATAATCCTTTTCCGTATAATTCATAATATAACACTACCTTTAATTATTTCATCGTTAATACTTGTAATATCAAATTCAACTTGATAATCATGAATATCAGTACGAGTTACACTTATTCTGTCAACACTTCTAACTCGTCTCATTTTTGTTAATGTATCGTTAATGTATGCTTCTAATTTAAATAGGAATAATCTGTTCTGATTTTGTTTTGGTAATTCATGTGCTTGACAACCGAATTCATTATAAGTTGGATTGTCTACTAGTTCACCTGCTCTTGTCATTATTGCTATGATGCATGCGTTTAGGAGAGAATCCAAACCAGTAACATTAATATAATCGCCATTGTCCATGTCCAAATCAAAGAAGCCATATTCATCACTTTTAAGTTTCACATCTTCATTCAAGGTTTTACGGTACTTATAATCTTCACTTGAGGTATTAATTGGTAGTGTCATCTGTATCATCTTCTCCGTTTAATGCTTCAGCAATGGCCTTGCTTATTAATTCATCAACTTCCTGTTTAGTATACACTTCTTCTTTGGTGTATACATTACTGGAGTCAGCATAATCAATAGGAGCCATATCTTTATCCATCTCTCCAATATTTGTTGTAGTGGATGATGGTAATCTGAGGTCTAATCCATCTGCACCGAATTTTATCCAGAATTGATTTTCACTAGCACGATTAACAATTTTAAAATTACCTGGACTAGCAGGATTAAGATTCACCAATTCTTCATTCTGATAAAAACCTAATATTAATTGCTCTTCACTATCAGCATCATGAATATTCAGTACACAAACATGTAACTGACTGCGTGGAATAACGCAAGGTTCTTTTAATGTATCACAGAAAGTCAATTCCTCTTCTAATGGAGTGTATAAGTCAATTAAATCTCCACCAAAACGATGTAAGATTTTACATAATACTAATTCATCACTATTATCCAATCTTACCTCAGCCTTATCCAAATAATGATAAAATTTAGTTATAACTCCAGTGCGGATTCTTTCATCTTCCACTTTCTCATTAATCTGTTGTGTAATCTGTGGACCTGCTACACTATTAACTGCTTTATTGATTGATTGTTCCAATCTACCAGTAGTGCTTGTTATACCATTAGCTGTTTTCATGAACTTGCCTCCTCACTGGTGAAACTTGGAGGATAATCCACTAGGCAAAGGTTCATTGTCCAATTGCCTGTTCCGTCTTCATCAGAAGAAATTTTTGTAATATACATATAATCATTAATAAAAAAAGATGGGAGAAACACTTGAACCCATTTTCCAGTTCTCCATTTTGGATCACCAGGAACTTTAAGTTCAACTTGCCTACCATCATCACGTCGGATTTTATTCCATTCACGGTTCATGTATTGTTTAGCAGCATCTAAACTTTTCACTGAAGATGGAGCTGTAATCTTTTTAGTAATTTTACCAAAACGATTAATTAACGATTGGTCGGTTAATTTTAACTCATAACCTTTATAAGTTAATATTAAAGTGTTTATTGTACCAGGTGCAACATCATTAACCGTTACACTATCATAGAGGATATTATCATTCTCGCTTAATGAGAGTTTTGTACTTGTTGGATTGGGAATTTTATTCACATATACCGTATCTCCAACAAGTCGGATTTCCACTTCCCCATCCCATTTTTTAACAGCTTTTTTCAATGCTTCTTTAATACTGGAACCTGTGGATTCTGATGATTTTGATTTATCACTTGTTTCACCACCCATGGCCTTAATCAGTTCATCAGCCATTTCCTTAGCATTTGCACCGAAAAGGACACGGCATTTTTTCTTAACAATCTTATCGATTTCAACAAAAGTTTTACCTTTGAGTTTTGCACATATTCCTGTACAATCTCCATCTGCTCCGATATGTCTAGTTTCAAAATCTTTACGTGTTCTCATTCTTGGACGAGAAGTTAAATCTCCACGGATAATGAAATAAACATATTTAAATCCATTTGGATTATTATAACGGTCTGCAATACTGAAGATACCATCAGCAATAATATATACTCCAATTTTTCCTTTTGGATTGCCTTTTTCTCCCCAGTCATATGCAGCGAAAGGTCCTGGTTTGATTGCTAATTTTTCAACATTATGCCCCTGTTTTTCTAATGCTTTAGCAACAGTGTTTTGAACTTCCTTATCATTTCCCTGGTTAACGTCACATCCAACAACTACATAACTCAAAATATGACACCTCCTATTTTATCCGCAGATAGCTTTCTCATTTGCTTTACTTCCACCGAATGGTGTATTATGATGGCCACTACTACTCCATACTTCTCCAAGTGGCCTGTCTCCTGTACCATCACTAGCATATTTTTTGCCTTTGATGGTTACAATATTCCAGAAGTGATAATCTCCATGAATAATATAAGAATCAAGTCCAGCGATTTTATACAAGGCATTTAACAATACCGCTGTGTCTCCACAGTTAAGATGTTTACGATTTTTATACGCTTTAACTGGGTCACAACCATACTTACTGCATTCATACCCATCATAAATAACTTCTTTACGTGCCCAGTTATGGATTTTCTTAAGTTTCTCATAATCATCAGTTTCACTACCGATAATGTCTTGTACAACTTTATCTAATTCCGTATTACTTAAATTCAAATCAGAGGATGAATCTGAGGAATCATTTTTGGAACTGGAAACATTAGTGAAATTTATCACATGATCCTTAAGACCAGTTACATCAACTTTTGCTTTTAAACCACTTGCCTTAATAATCTCTTTAACAATCTTTGAGATTTTAGTTTTCTTAAAAGTGAATTTTGCTTCCTGATTTAATAGTGCATCCATACCTTGAATCTTAACATTAATCTTATCCTTAGTATAAGATAGTTCACTTACAAATCCTAATACTGGAGTGTCCATATCTTCCCATTTTAAAGTAGTAGTTTGTAACCCTTTTTTTAATGCAACTTTTTTTCCCTTGAAAAATAAGTTATAATAATCCATAGGCAATACAATACTTGCATTACTACTAATATCAGAATAATCGGATTCATAACTATCTGAATATAATTCCCCAATATATGTAACATAAGTATTATCTCCATTTTGTAATGTGAATTTTGAGTTACTATTATTTGAATCAGCTAAGTTAACCTTTTTAGTAGGAGTATTAGTATTATATACTTCTAATCCTGCTTTGGATAATGAGAATTCAACAACCATAAATTATCACATCATTTTGATTTGGATTTAGATTTTGATTTTTTAGAAACCTTTTTCTTTTTAGATGAGGATTTACCTTTTTTAGAATCCTTATTAGATTTTTTACTTGTTTTCTTCTTAGTTACAGTAATCTTTCTTGGAGCAGGGATAATGAATTTCTCACCAGGAATATGACTTTCACGGTCAGGTATTTCTTTAATAGTAATTGTTAATTTCAAGTAATTAGGAGTGTCACGTTCAGGTTTAATAATTACACTTGCATTGAAACTTCCTCCAAGGTCTGGTGAAACCACTTTCACTGGTTTACTCATCATTTCCTCGAATATTTTATTATGCATATTAGGAGCTTTTGGATCTATCTTCACATGAGTGGTTACACTAAATTCAAGTCCCATATACTCTCCTTTAGTAACCTTTTTAGTTCCTCCAACAACACTATTAAAGTTTAATTCTCTTCTACGGAACGCTTCAGTAGGGGATACTTCTTCCGCAAAAAAGGAGTATCCCATTATTTCTAAATTACAACCATCTGTAGGTACATCATATAATGCCATTAATTACCGACTCCTTCAGGATTCTTAGCTATGCTTTCAAATGCTAATGTTACTACACCTTGAGCTTCTTTTTCAGTCATGTCTCTTGCATCAACAGGTACGGCTCCTTCATGAACATGTACAATTGTAGTATTACCATTGTTCGGAGATGTTGGAGTGTAATTTGCATTGTTTCTTGCTGCACCTAATGTGGATAAATTCATTGTTGGTGCATTAAATCCACCTAGAATATTACTTGCATAATCTCTTGCAGCATTATATACATATCTATTTGATTCACCTATACGGCCTGGAATATCTGCAAATTCAACAGCAATCTTACGCTGAATAATACCTGGTGAAGCAATATGTAACGCATTCAATACTGCATCTTTAATTCCACTACCAAAATCAGCAGCCGCACTAACTGCACTTGATACTGCATCATTAATTCTTCCAGGAATGTTCATGAACTCAGTATATACTGTTTCTGCAATTCCAATTATTCCATTTTTAACTGCAGTAACTACTTGAGTTGCAAGACTTGCCGCTGCTCCTACCGCTGCACCTGCTGCACTTGCAATACGGCCAGGTACTCTCATCATATATGACCCAACCCTTCCAGGAATTTGTCTGATGAAATTAATAATACCATTAAGTATTCTCACACCTGCATTTCTTGCACGCATTGCGGCAATTGTTGCAAATACTGCTATTCTTAATGCCGCCCTGGTTAAGAATTGCCATATTAAACCTGGAATCCTACTTACCGCACTAACAATACCTGATACAATTCTTTGACCTATTTGTAAGATAATATTGAAGATGGTTGTACGAATACGATTCATCATAGTGGCAATAGTCATGACTGTTCTTTCAAATGGAGCTTCTCCATCTGCAAAGGCCAATATTGCTACAACAATATTTCTCACTGCTTCGGCAATTGGATATAATGCATTGAATGCTTGACCTGCAAATGAAGCTATTGTTCCAAATACTGGACCTACAATATTTCCTAATTGTTGGAATGCTTGCCAAATCATACGGACAACATCAACATTACTTCCAGGTGCCCCGAAGAGATTAGTCCATTTTTCCTGTATCCAACTAACTACTGGTTGAATGAAAAACCATAAATCGTTAAGAGCACCCTGTACTGCTTTAATTGCACCTTGTACTTGAGGACTATTGATGAATGCTTCCCATAATCTCCTGACACCATCACTTATAGCGGCCAACATTGAACCTATATCAGTCCACCAACCGAAGTAGATTCCTACTTCATATACTGCGAATGCGATTGCTGCGAGAACTGCAAGTATTGCCCATAATGGAGCACCTGCAACACTAATACCCATGAAAGCACTTGCAGCACCCCATAGACTAGTGATGAATCCTGGCATTAAAGCCATCAATCCTCCTTCAGCTGCTGCAGCCACAGATAAGGCACCTGCAAATAAACCAATACCAATTGCAAGTCCACCAATAAGCAAGGCTCCTTGAGCCCATCCATTATCTTTAACAAAATCAATTGTATCAATAATTGCATCCGTTACTGCCATGAACGCTGGAGTTAATGGAATTACTACATCTGCTAATAATCTTCCACCAGCAATGGATAATGCTGTCCAGGCATCATCTAATGAAGTAATGTCTTTAGCAGTTTGTTCATAACCCATGTCCTCCATGGTTTTGTTCAATGCATCAATCAAACTAGCTTGGTCTTCAAGATTACCATTCCATCCATTGGCTTTTAATGCATCTTGAGTAATACCAATTTCCTGAAGTCTTTTGAATTGACCATCTAATGCGTCCCCTACTGCCAGTACTGCATCTTCTTGGCTACGACCTTCTTTTACGAATGTGGATGATAATACTGCAGTCATTTTAGTAAGGTCCCCTACCTTGTTTTTAGGTAGGTCCATTTTAACTGCAATTTCTTCTGCAGTTGCTCCTACTGCAGTCATGTCAACTTTTCTGAAGTCTCTTTGAAGATCATCAATTTGGCTTCTGAACTTATCGGTTTCCTGTGCAGACATATTTAATCTGCCACCGAAATAATCCAATTGTTGTGATGAATTTATTGCAGCTCTTCCAGCTTCAACCATACTGTTGACAAGGTCATATCCAACCATTCCTACGGCCATACCAACAGCACTGCTAACAACATTTTTCATCTGGTTAGCTTTGCCTTCTACACTTTTGAATGCATTACCACTTTCATCTCTTCCACGAATCCGTAGTAATATATCTGATGCTGAAACCATAATCGTTAATCTCCAAAAAAATAATTAAAAAAAAGTTTTTTATTCAAAATTCTTGTTATGTTCTTTAATTTCTTCCGCTTGCTTGATTTCTGCAAGAATTTGTTGAGTATACTTCATAATCAGGAACCGTATATCTGGAGTGAATTTTTTACGAATCACTTCAGATGGTAACCATCCCAGGTGTTTGCTTATCCTGAAGTATACTTCACCATAAAAAGAGTTAGCTAGTTGGAAATAATTTTTCACTATCTTGGTCAGTTAAACCTAAACGGTCTTCTACTTTGGCCATTATTGCTGCTTTGGTAATGAATGGGAATTTTTCCCAGAACTCTAATCTTACCTGGAAATCTGATGCGGAATTTGGTAATCTTAATTGTGCAGCTAAGAAATTATTCATTGAGGATATTCTGTCTTCACTGTTTTTATCCTCGATTTCTTTAGTCATTCTGTCGACTATTTGTTTTTCTTCAGGACTTATTGTTTGTCCTTGTTGTGCTTTACTCCATACTTTCATTTCTTCCTTGGAGTAATCTTTAAATAATTCTATATGAGTTTGTAATGTTGTAACTACCCTACTGTCATCTAATGGGAGTATTTCGAATTCCATTGGGTACCATTGACTGTTATATGGAACATTCACTTTTAATATTCTGTTGCTTTTATCGTTTACTATGTTTAACCAATCTGATTCTGTGAGGATCATGTTTTCAGTTTTTTCTAATGCCTCTAATGTTTCAGTTGGTCTGTATTTTGTGATTGCTCCACGGTATTTTTCAAGGGTTGCTTTTAGTAATGTGAATTCTTCATCTGTTAAAGTCATACGGTCCATACATTTTATTACTACTTTTCTTTCCTCTGGAGTTAATGATTCTAAAGGTATTTCTTCACATTCTAATGGGAATTGTACTTTTAATAATTCTTGTTCTACCATTGCAGCTTTTGCATCTTCATTCATAAAAATATGCCTCCAAAAATAATGATTAAAATAATCGTGAAAAAAAATTTAAAAAAAATAAAGAAACAAAAAAAATAATATTATTTTTGTTTCTTAGAAGCTCTTGCTTCTCCTTTAACTGAGAATGGTTGGTTACCATTTTCTTTACTTAATTCTTTGATGAATGCACCGTATAATACATCATCTTCAATGAGATTACCAGTTGCTTCTTCAAAATCATATGATGCAAGAGTTACTTTAGTTTCTTCATCATAATATTTCTTCAATACTTTACGTAATGCAGGGTCAATACCAGAAGATTCCCATTCCACAGTTTCTTTACCTAAAAGATTATCATATGCATTACTTGATTCAGTGCAAGTTAATGCAGTTGAATCTTTTTTGAAACTGGTTTTGAATCCATCACAGATAATAACAGTGTCACCAAATATTAATCTAGATTGACTATATCTTTTAGTATCAGCAGCCATAAATTATACACCTCTTATTCTGTTGAAACGATTTTAGGATTTTTAATTTTTGCTTTAACCACAATAGGACCTGTACAATTGATAGGTTGTATTTGACCTGACAATTCCATATCATATGGTTGACTACCTGATTCAACAAGTAATAATCTAGTACCGTCACCAGTGGTTTCATCATATGGAATCATTCTTTCCGCTTCCACTTCTTCATCAATTACAGTATCCACTGCAGTTTGAGATGTAACTATATTAGATGAAGATTCATTTGCTTTTACTTGAGGGAATACTGCTTCAAACACTCTTCTTAACAAGTTATCCGCATTGAATCTTGCATGGAAGAGACTATCTGCAGGTCTTGGGTTTGCTGCAAATGAGGTTGAAGTGGATAAGTTGATCCTGCATAAAGTTAAATTATTAACTTTTTCATCATGTCCAAAGATGATTCCAGCATTTTGTAATGCTAATTCTTCAGCACGTGTTCTTGCCTTGAAAGTTCCTGGTGTAATTGTACGGAATTCCATATATCCAGGTTCAAGATAATATGGAGTGGTACAGATACGTGCAAATTGTTTACCCACTTTTAATGGTTCAATAATACCAATTCTTGATTTGAGGATTCCTCCACTTGTTGGGTTTAATGCGATTAATTGTGCATCAGTTGCTCCTTCTTTAGTGGTGAATCCAGTTCTAAGATTCAAGTTTGTGGATTCTGCTAAAATACTTGCATGTGCTGCATGAATAAAGTCAGGTAATGAGTAACCATTATCACTGATTGCTTCAGCTCCAATGTATAATTCGATTATTGCATCAGATTGAGTTTTAGCAGTGGTTAATGCTGTTAACCATACATCTTTACTGGTTCCTGCTCCCACATCAATTACATAAATGTATGGGATTCCAAGGTCTTCAGTGGATTTGATTTCTGCTTCTTCAAAGAAGTCTTTAAGAACTGCTAATAATTTATTAGAACTGGTATCTGTTCCAATTCCACCGTTAGCAATTGTTCTATTTACTTCTGCCCATTCGGTGAACTTGTTAATTTGAGTACCGTCAACTGCATAACCAGATGTAGCACTATTTCCAGTTACACCGATGAAAACAGGTATTTTTCCACCAGTTCCTGCTGTTTGATATTCAGCAGTTTCATCATAATATAATCCGGGGATTTTAGTTAAAGCCATAATTATTATGCCTCCGCTATTTTCTTAAATTCAGCTTCAGTAAATGAAGGAGTTATATCCTCTTTACCATAAACTGCTACTTCTTCTTCAAATTGTTGTAATAAACCTTCTTTTGATAAATTCATGATTATACGAGGATAAGGTACATCTGAAGATGCTACTAATTCCACCAATGTGAATTTTTCATCAGAGGTTTCTTTCTTTTTAGATTTACTCATATTAATTCCTCATTAATAATTAGATTTTGACTAATCGCACCACCAATTACGTAATAATCGTAATAATTGAAAGAAACACGAATAATACTTCTTCGTATTGGAGGATTAGTTGTTAAATCATCTACATCAAATGCTGGAGCAACATCAAAGGTATTGCGTATAATATCAAACCTGGTGAATACGTTCTGATAATGGTATTCGGTTGGTTTTGGGCATTGGCCTTTTACTCCTCTCATTGTATCAGGTGATACTTTACAAGGAGTATTTAGGTAGGTGCAATTTCCGTTATTGTAGTTGCTGCAGTATTTGTAATAATCAGATTGTACTTGAAAAAATAATTTTGAAATAATGCCAGTGATTTCATCTCTACTGTCTTCATCATCACACCAGATATTCAAGTCAAGAGTGATATTTTGTTCCTCACGGATAACCTGTTGACTAACAAGTTTGTCAGGGTCTTCACTATCATATTGTGGATGATCACTAGAGAGTTTACAATCTTTGTCAATGACATGTTTCTGAACACTTGTAGTACCTGCACTATTATCAATAGTGATACATGGAGTTTTATCAATTGGATATTCTCTTCGTACTATCCTAACATCTGTGGAGTCTTCTAATATGATACGGCCTTGTAGCATATAAAGGATTGCTTGTAGGGGTTTAATCATTCAATCACTCCTCTTCTCCTTAATTCTGTTAGCATGGTACGTGTAATATATTGTTCAGCACTAAGTTGATTTGCGATTTTTTGAGGATAGTTCCTTGATGGCATTTTACTTGTACCGAATACAACATATCTCCAATAATTAGTACTGTTTTTCACTAAACCTTCATCCTGGGATATGCTTGTTGAATGTGACCTACGAAGTCTACCCACTGCTTTGTATTTGGTTCCAGGTAATTGATTACCAGGTCCTGGAGCTTGAACTTTACATCGTTTCTCTGCTTCCAATGTGGTTTTTTTGATTGTTTCAGCTTCACATTGTTTAATTATTGAATGGTTAATTTTCCTACGGAAACTACTTTCAATATCCACTTGTATATCAATCATAATTAACCACTTCCTAATTTGGTAGGTTTCCTTTGTTTTTGAACTACGATTTTCTTATGCATTACAGGTAACAAGTGATTATTATTGATTGGTGTTCCTGTTATTTCATAAGTATCTGGTTCACCTTTGATTCTGAGAATCATACTTGGAGTTACGTCTACATTATGGTCAATGTAGATTTTGTAACTGTCCTCTAATACTTCTCCGAATTCTTTCATGTCATCTTGTTCGGTCATGCTTTGAAAATCACATGGAATAGTGTTTACTAGATAGTATTCTTTTTTAGGTTCCAGGTAAGCGTTGAATTCTGTTTGGGATTCAGTGTATTCCCATAATTCAAGTTCATAATTTGGAAAGAATACCATATTTATAACACCTTGATTCTTATTGAGTAGGTCATTTTCAAATTATTAATTCTAGACTGGATTAAATTACCAAGACTTGAACTTGTATCGTAATTTACACTAACATCTCCCTCTTTAACTGAAGACATCACACCATTTGTGGAAAAGTTAGTGGTTAATCTATATTTAATCATGTCAAAAACTAATGGATTAATAAGATTATTAATAGTATCCTCGGATACTTCACAGACATATTCACAGGTTAATAATCCACCCAATTTAGAGTTAAAATAGAGTATGCCAAGAGTATCATCAAGCACATACTCATCATTGGATAAGGTTTTAGATCCAACGGTAATATTTGAAATTTCTTTTACTGGATAATAATCCAATTCTAACATGTCACTTTTGAAATCACGGATGATTCTTTTATGAGTAGTTGGATTAATTGGAGCGTTAGTGTATCCAATTAATTCATTAATAATGTTAGTTAGAAGCAACTCTAACTGTGAATCCTCAAACCCCTCATAACTAATGTTTTCAAGGTTTAATTGTTCTTTTAAAGTTTCAATATCAAGTAGTGTCATAAAGTTGCCTCCAAAAAAATTTATATTTATACTTTAAATTTATGTTGCTTCAGGGTCCTCAGTAGGTTCAGTTGGTTCGGTAGTTTCAGTAGTTTCAGTATCAGTAAGTAATGCATCTACTTCAACAAACCAATCTTTAAACGCTACAAGAGCAGGACAGGATTCAAGTAATTTTAATTGGTCATTAGTTAATGCCATTTATAATCACCTTTAATAATAAAAAAATGGAGAATTAATTTTATTCTCCATCACCGATTCCAGTAATAAGTCCGTTGTGGAATTCACCAATGTTTTGACAAGTTAAGAATGCAGCAATAACATTCTTATAAGCTAACTTGTTAACTGGTAAATCTTGAATAAGTGTAGGTGGCATTAATCTTCTTACTTCAATAGTTGAAGAATCAATTATAGCAAGAGTGTCACCATTAGTGACATCAAAGTTACCATCAACAAGGATAGGAATGTCAGTTCCAAACATGGATTCATAGGAAGTTACTCTGTGACCTAAACCGATATCGATTTTGTCATTGTATCTTCTGTAAGGTGCAACAATTGCTTTTAATTGTTTAGCAACACCATAACTACATACGATACAGTCAGGGTTACCACCATCATTGTGGATATCTTCTAACATGTCATCAATTACGCCTTCGGTAATTGGTGCATCACTCATACCTTCAGTATGAGTAGTGATAGATCTAGTGATACCTTTGAAATCTTTTTTAGCAACGGTACCGTAACCTTCGAGTAAAGCTTCATCAGTTTTGTTGTTAACTTCAATGAATTTTTTATCGATTTGTCTTTGTAATAAATCCATGTACCAGTTACCCATTTCAGCCATCATACTGACTTCGATAGGAGCAACAATGGTTTTCATTTTGTCTTTTACTTCACTAACAGATTCAGCATTTGCAGCTGGAATGTCATCGAGTTCATCAATGAATGCAACATCATTGTTACCAGGGGTTTCTGCGAAGTAACCTGCGAGTGCAGCTTTACCATTAAATACTTGACCTTTAGATTCAAGGAATCTTAAGAAAGGTGCTTTTTCAAAGGTTTTAGTTTTTAATACATCACTGTATTCAATTTGCATTGAATCAGGATAACTGGAAACTTGTTGGAAAGTTTTCTTTAATTCATCCAATTCAACAGCATGTGCTGCTACTTTGGATACAATATCTTCAATGTTTATATCAGACATCAATAATCACATCCTTAATAATAAGTTTAAATTAAAATTATCAAAAATTAAAAAAAGTTAAAAAAATTTTATTCTAAGTTCTTCATTGCTGCGGCCATAATAGGGTTAGCTCTTTTCTGTTTAGCTAATAATATTTCTGCAGCTTCTTTAGAGGAGTAACCAGTTTTTACAACAGGTTCAGTAGGTTCAGTTTCACCTAATTGTTCTTGGAATTTTTTAAATTTAGAACCAGTAGTTGACCTGGATTTTTCAAGATCACCAAACATTTCACCTGCAACTTTACTTGCAAAGTCATCTCCAAGAGCATTTGCAATACCATCTTTAATCATAGTAGCAATGTCTTCAGAGTTGAGTGATTTGGTTTCATCTTCTTGTTCTTCCTCTTCATCCTCTCCTTCTTCTTCAGTTGAGGTTGCTTTAGTTTCATCACCGTCTTCTCCCTCATCACTGGAAGAACCTTCATCAAGTAACTCTTGTACTTTTGCTTCAGCTATAGATTCTAACTGAGTTTGTACTTTTTCGGTTATTTCTTGAACGATTGTTTCTTCTTTTTCAGCCATGAGTTCGTTAAATAATTCGATGACTTCATCTTGGGTTAACCCAGAAGTTTCCTCAGTGGATTCTTCTTTGGTTTTAATTTCTTCGTTAGCCATAGTTTCTTCTCCTAAATTTTTAACAATTGCATGACATGCACCAGCAATGCAATTAGATTTAACTAATCCTTTACTGGTTGTAACAGTTCCAAAAGTATCCCAGTTAGCAGGCATTGCTGTTAAACTGATTTCATGTAATTCAATTGCATTTATTATGCGGTTTTTCTCATCATAACTAGTGACATAACCACCAATTGAGAGTCCAAGTTTTACACCTGTCTCTAATAGGTCTTTTATGTCTGGAGTGTGCTTTTTAGTGATTAAGAATTTAATATGTAATTGCTTATCCTCCGCAGAGGCATCTTTGATTGCACCAATAACATCTTCAAGACCATACCAATGATCTCCGTGAATGTTTAATGCTAATGCTTGTTCAGACATGGATTCAATAGCACTACTTGATACTATTTCATCATGTAAGTCTCTTGAAGTGGTTGAAGCAATTCCTTCTAAAAGTATTCTTTCACCATCAGAGGATTCATCACTTTTTGTGATGAATGAGTCAACACTCTTCTTAGTTAATGGAGAATAAACTTTAAATTCTTTTTTAATCATATTGTTTAAAGCTCCATTTGTCCTTTTTAATAAGAAACAAAGTGCATACCTAAAAAGAAATAATCTAAAAGCATAGTACTTTATTTAGAAAATATTATACCCAGCTCATTAAAATTTGTCAGAGGTAAAAAAAATTCAAAAATGATTAAAAAAGCAGGAAAAACACTTTTGAATAAAAAAGTTTGAGGTAATAACAAAAAAACCAGGTATAATAATTCTAAATAAAAGGAGGTCTACAAAAAACTCTATATGTCCAAATAAAGAGATTTTCAAATGATAGAAATCGATGCTTTGCTATTTCGGTATGTCTCTTTGGATAAGTTTAATGACATTCCAGGTCAAAGGGTCATAAAGTAGCGAAATGACAATGACTTTTTTTATACTGGGCATAAGTTTACAACAATTGGATTGTTCACCAATTGGAAACTTTCCAGTGTGTCAGGTTCAGGAATATGTGCTGAGAAATTACATCTGCAATTAGGATGAGCAGGTAAAAATCCCATAGCTTCACGTAAAGGGTAAGGATTACCCTCTTCTAACATCAAGCAAAGATTACATACAAGACTATCATGAGAAGTGTTAATATCTACCTTATCCACTCCATAATTAGCATACGCTTGTAATGTACCAGTGTTAACTGCACGTGCATATTCAGTACGAGCAATCATCTCCGCCCTGGTGCGAATACTAATATTAGTATTAATTGGAGTTAAAGGCAATTCCTGCAACTTTCTCATAGTGGTAGTGTAACCTTCACCACTTGCTACAGCATTAAGTATAGTTTCACGAATACCAGATTTCAATTCCTGATTCACATTAGTGATCAAGCCGAAATTATATTGTGCAACATTAAATAATGCTTGTTGGTCTGCAAGAGTATATGCTAAAGTTTGCTCTATATCCTCATAACCTAACTCTGCTCCTATTCGGTAGAATTCATTAATGAATTGTTCACTATCCTTTGCATTGAAGTTAATTAATTCATCTAATCGTTGATTGATTCCACTATTCCTAAAGAATGCATCAATCTGTCTTTGATTCATGAATTCTAATTCTGCATACTCCTCACTTCCCATATATTCAGCAACAATTCCTAACTGTCTATCAAAACCAAGGAGTATGTTAGTTAAATATTCTAATTCACTTTGAGATAATTTCTTAGTGAATGGTATTTCAACCCAATCATAACGATAACCACGTTGATTAAACATAATCTTTAATCTCCGTCATAGTTGATTATATTGGATTGATATAATTGTGACTTGTACCGTTGTACTTTATCAATAGCTTTACCAATATCAGATGTTCCACCTAACGGTTCAATATTGGTAGGATTTAAAATATTTGGAGTGTAACCATAATTAGCATAATTCATTGGAACATTACCCCATGCTACAGGTTTTTCACCGTAACCACTTCTTACTTCATTAATGGATAAGCTTCCATTTTGTAAACGGATATTCTCTATTTGAGCACGGTTTAATTTATCTTCAATATCCATGTCACTGAATTGGAATAATTCATCAAAACCATTATGGCCTAATGCTTTATTATATGCTCCTTCGATGAATGCTGCACGGCCTTGTAGTGTGTCTTTGAAGTTTTTCTTCTGTGACTCGCCACTACCTGTTCCTAGGTTTGCGGTTTCAATTACTCCAACCATTGCAGGTTGAGCACCAAAACATGTGATAGTCATATCCCTAGATAAAGTTAATAATAAGTTCCAATCCATATCACGAGTATTAACGCTTGGACTAGTGAATTGTGCACCTTTAACCGCAAGGGTTCCACCTTTTTTCTCAGCATCTCTTAGGGAGGATAATCTGTTGATTTCATTTATGAAACTAGTGTCATCCATATCCTTGTCAAAACTTAATATTGCTTTTGGATCTATTCCCTCATTTTCCAGGATACGTTTATTGTATCTCATACCCAGAAACATGATACTGATTGCTAGGCCTATCTTGTCAACTTTACACATACCCCATTTGGAACTTTTAAGACGAATGTCAGGTTCATGGATATGAATCAATTCTTCAGGCTCATAACGGATATCAATCTGACGATATCCCCATTGTTCAGTATCAGGATACCATTTCAATAACTCTGATGGAATATAAGTTAATCCTGTAGGTACTTTCTGCTGGAATAACTCTTCATGATTCAGTTCAATGAATGCATCCCCAGTACCTTCAAAACTTCTGATGTATTGGGAGTGGAACATTGGATATGTTACTTCACTCTTATATCCTCCAGGATTATTAAACAGGTTATACAAGTAATTAGTTCTTGCAGTGTTAATCTGTTCTTCATCCAGGTTATTAATTTGAAAACCAGTAGCAAGTAAACTGTCGATTTCTACTTGTATACAACGATGAACATAAACATTATTCAAAGCTTCGTAGTATACCTCGAAATCTCCAGCTGGTTTATCACTTCTTCTTTGTGCCCATCCATAATTACCCAGGAATTGGTAGTACAGACTATTGTCCTGTGGTCTACGAATCCCTGGTAATTTATCAATGGATTTAGAAATTGAACTTTTAATATTATCTATAAACTTCATAAGTACACTACTCCTAGTTGCGGTGTAGATTTAATCATTCTTGGACCTAATATTCCACCACGCCACATATCACATGCATGGTCATTTATTTTCAAAGGTCTGTCTTCACCACGTTGTTGAGCTTTCTTATCCCAACTGTAAGTTTGGGCTTGACTTATACTATTAGTGCAGTCTTTATGAATTAAGAATCTGTTTGTTGCAAAAAGATTCTGTATTGTTTTAATATCTTCATAAGTATTTGGAGCGTAAGTTTCCACATTCATTTTAATGCGGTCATCTTTTTGACATTCAGCTTTAAGTGAAGCTGCATCGTGTGGAAGATAAATAGTATTATCATTTGTGAGATGGTATTTGTCTTGTAATCTTACAATTGTATCTACTCTTTCACTATCAGATTGTGCTACTCCAATCTCTTCTTTATCATAATAATCTTCTTCCATTAAACAGTAAGTATTTCCATGGGATTCATCTTTGTGAATTCCCATTACTCCGAATACTGTTACTGTACTGACTCCATAATCACAGCAGATATTAATGTCATGTATCTTGAAGGGTAATTTATCATAGACATGTTTTTTTACACTGAACATGTCATAGATTGCACCTTCAGCAATTACCCATTGGCCCAGGATGTTCCTTTTATAGAACACTTCACTTTTTTGGTTTACACGTTTTAACTCCTGGACGTAATGTGGATCAAGATTAGGATTATCATCTAATAGGAACTTGAAAGTTTTAACTGTTCCTGATTCGAGTAATTCTTTATTGTTAATGTAATTTGTGAATATGTAATGATATGGACTATCTGGGTTTGTGTTCCAGAACATTTTTGCTCCAGTATCACTACAACGTGATATGGCCATTTCCACGGCAGATTGTGGACATCTTGCTATCTCATCTGCTAACCATCCACCAACACTCATACCAGCAATAACATCAACGGCCTTCTCATCATTAAAACCCATTACATAACAGAGTTTATCTTCTATTTCTAATTCTCCATCTCGTTTATGGTAATGATACTCTTTGCCTTCATTATTCAACATTTTGAGTAATGGGCGGATTACATTTCTTCTAAGTGATTGTGAACTTTTTCCACTTATCAGGAATTCATCGCTTTTGGATTGTTCTAGGAAGTCAATCCATCTTGCGTTACATGCTATTGTTTTTCCACTTCTTACACTTCCATCTGCAATATTTATCCATGCATCTGAAGTGAATATGAATTGTAATGCAGTTTCTCCCCATTCTCCATAATGGAAGTAGTCATTACTTTTGAGTTTTCTGGAGGTATTTTTGCCTGCTTTTCTCAATTGACTCAGCCAACCCTATAACTCGATCATCATTAATATTAACATTCAGGTCATCCTCATCAATCAAATCATATTTTAGTTTAATAGCTTCCAATCCTAATTTCTTCATCTTGATTCTGAGATTCTGCTCCTTGTATGGGTCATACTTTTCATCACCAGGATGAATGTCCAAATCTATATTGATTGATTCAGCTTGACCTATTAAGTCATCTAATTTTTTAATATCATTATAACGGTAGTCTGCTGCTAACTCAAAACTTTCCTTAGCCTGAATTTCTTTGTCTGCCTGTTTGTTTTCAGCTTTGGATTTTTGTTTTTCTTTTTCAATAATTTTTTGTTTGACTGCAGCTTTGACATTGAGATTATTTTTTTTGTAATTGTTCAGAGCAACATATGAAATCTTTTCACCATATTGATTTTGCAAATAATCTGAAACATATCTCCCACTATAACCTGCCACTAGCAAGTCCACAATTTCATTATAATGAGATGATGTTTCAACTTTACTTTTCCTTGCCATTAACATACACCACTCAAACATTATCATTACCGATAAGTAATGATTATCAATGGTAAGTTACCAGTCTTTGGTAACTTACCAAATGAAAAGATATCAAAAAAATAATTTTCATTAAATAAATTTGAATATCACACCAACAATTATACTGATGATTATCGGTGCACCTATTGCAACTGTATTACGGAAACTCCGTTGACTTGCTACAAAATCTGTTAATTCAGTTTTTGTAGTGGCAAGTTCATTTGCCAAGCTGTCAATTTTTTCTTCCAGGTCTTCGAATTTTTTATCATTATTTTTTTTGCTTTCTTCCCTCTGGTCTTGACTTGCTTTTAATAGTACAGTTACTTCGGTTACTTTTTCAATTAATTCGATTTGCTGTTGTCTGTCATGTAGTAATTCTTTGTTGATTGAATGGAGGTCTTCTTTTTTACTTTCCATTCTTGCTTGTAATTCTGCTTGGTTACTTTCTAGTGATGCAAATCTTTCTTCATAAATACATTGATGATTAGATGGCATCTTCTTCACCAACTACATCATCTTCAAGAAATTCTTCTTCTGCAGTTGGATCATTGTATTGTTCATGGACTAATTGTTCTGCAACATTTACTCTTTTTTCTTCTGATTTTTGTGTTGCTATGTATCCTGCGATTAATACGATTATTGGTATGATGTATGCATATTCTCCAGGTATGATTTGTGCTAGTCCGTCTTTTCCAATATACACTATGAATGCTGCTAGGAATGATACTGCAGTCCATATTCTACTTGGTATTTTATAACTTTGAATTGTCATGACTTTTTAATCTCCTATGTTAACTAGATTTAGAAAAGAAATAGTTTTGAATATAAGATGTTTTTATCCCCAATTAACATTCCAATAGAATCAGATTATATGAAGTTTTTTAATGAATAGAACTTCCATTGACTTAAGATTGTAAATAAATACAATTTATTGGAAATTGTGTTTTATGACAGCAAAATTGACGTTTTTCAAACAAGACAAGAAACAAATCCTGTAAAGGACAGTAACACGATTTTTTTAATACCTTGACGCGTATTAAGATAGTAATAAAAAAATTTTTTTTTAGTAGTAGAATTCATTATTGATGGATTGGGACCTTAACAACAATGAACATATAATAGTTTATGTGTTTCATAAATTCCATTAATTCAAAAAAATTCGGCGAATTATAATTTAAATGAATAAAAAGATTTTTATTGATTCCATTCTCATCTATGCAATTGAGGATAAAAACATCCTATATTCTTAAACCGTAAGGATAATCTAATTGTACTCCAGCAGTATACTGGTATGGTCCACGAACTATTAAACCACAACCTGGACAATAATCTTCATCATGATCTTCATCATAATCTAATTGTTCTCCACATTCTGGACAATTATTTAATTGTTCCTCAGGAACATCTTCTTCATCATACCAGAGGCATTCATGATTCAGGAAAGTTTCATCATAAACATGCTCATAAAAAAATGCACAACTAATACAATGATTAATCTCAGTATGCTTATACATTCAATACCCTTACTATAATACTATAGGACACACCAGGGACAAAATAACTTTACTTAGTTTTCCCTTTACTCTCTAACATAATCTCATGGTCATAATCAGTAGTTATTTCTGGAGGAATGATTCCTTTCATAATATACTGCTTTGCCAATCTACAAATAATAGTCTCGAAAGTATTATGTGTAAGATTATATTTACTGGAGACAGTGTACCTGTCAATTTTCACACTTATATCCTCCATCATTTTAACATAGAATATGAATGCTAAAATAATGGTTTCTTCACTAACTGTACGATGCAATTCCTTAAACTCATTACTATGCTTCTTAATCAGGAATTGTACTTGTTTCTTCTGAGATGGAGTAACAAGTAATGTTTTTGCATCATTCAATATTAAATCCAATTTAATTAACCTGGACTTTAACCTTTGTTCCCTTTTCACTTTACGTTCATATTCATTACTACGCTTTTCACCAGGAACATAAGGTTCATTATACTTATCAATTAACTCCTGATAATCAACCATCATTCCTCTCCAATATTCTCCATTAACTGCCTTAAAACACTTTTACCCAACATTGTCCTTTCACTAAGATAAGCTTCCCTAATAATATGCTTGATACTATCCACTTCATCTTGCAGCTTATTTAACTCATCCACAGTTTCATCACATAATTGTTTATGTTCATCTTCCCATTCCAAATAAGTAAATGGACTTTTAGGATTTAGATTATCCTGAATGGACCATACTGGAGGAACATATTCATCACCAAAACTAAATCCTCCATCCAATAAAAATCTATTAAATCTTTTATAATCCATTTTCCCTATTCACCTCTCTAATATAGTAATACACTCTTCAGGACAAACATCCATACATACTTCACAATACTGACATTCCAATGGATCATGTTCAAAACATTTACCGTCCCAAGTTAAAGCAGATGTGGGGCAAGTATGTACACATTCCAGGCAATAATCACATTTACTATCATCAATTTTAACCGTAACAAAATTAACTCCCTCAGCCCCAGTCATTCCTTTAACTCCAATACCTCTTTAATTAATTTAACCTGATTATTCCTTGCAGCATTCTCAATTTTTAAAGTTAATATTATCTCGTTAACACGGTCACAGAGTATCTCCATGTCAGTATCATCATCACAATTAAAAGTATCCATACCACCGCGGATACGTCCATTATCATACACAATTTTATCAAACATTACTGCAACTCCTTTTTCAATTCATCAGAATTTAAATCGCATATCCATTTCCCACTTGGATATAATTCTTGATATAATTCTAATTGTTGTTTTAACTGCTCATTCTCTTTTTTTAATAATTGTATTTGTTGCATACTTATACTAATCTCATTAATACAATCTTGATTCCATTTAAATGATT